AACTGCATGAACGTCTACCTGGGGACGTTCGTCGGCATCGGCACCTCACGCGGATTCCGCGTGGGTGAGATCGACGCCAACGGCGACATCTCCTACGGCCCTCTGCTGATCCAGATCCCAGGGGGCGTGAAGAGCGTCGCCGCCTACGACCGCTTCTTCTTCGTCGGCGGCACCAACTCGATCGACGGCCAGAGCGGCCTGTGGCGCGTGGACCTGGGCCAGATCATCCAGGACGCAGGTGCCACGGTGGCGCTCTTCGCCTACGCCACCGACCTCCAGGCCCACGTCACCGGAGCGGTCAGCTCCGTGACGAACTTCGGATCGAGTGACCGAATGGTCTTCACGGTCGTGGGCCAGGGGGCCTACCTGGAGTCGGCCTCCACCCTGGAGGCCTCCGGGTACTTCACCACGGGCAGGGTGCGCTTCAGCACCCTGGAGCCGAAGCTCTTCAAGTTCGTCACCGTCAAGACGCCCACCAACGTCACCGGAACGGTGACGGCCAGCATCATCGATCCCGGCGGATCGACCACGAGCATCCTGAGCACGTCGGGCGGCGCAGCCGCCATCACCGACGTACTCCTGCCCGCTCCCGGCGAAGCCGTGGAATGGGTCCAGCTGAGGCTGGACCTGCTGCGCTCGCAGAGCGACAGCACCAAGGGCGCCGTGGTCAACGGCTGGCAGCTCAAGGCCCTCCCCGGCGCGCAGCGCCAGCGCGTCATCGAGCTGCCCTTGCAGTGCTTCGACAGGGAGACCGACCGCACGGGGCAGAGCACGGGCTACGACGGCCGCGCCGCCCTGCGGCTGGCGGCCTTCGAGCAGCTGGCCATCCGCGGGGACGCGGTGTCCTACCAGGACCTCGCCTCCGGCGAGGCCGCTCTCGTGCTGATCGATGACTTCAAGTTCGAGCAGAAGGCCGCGCCTTCGGTGGACAGCAACACCGGAGGCGTGCTGTTCGTCCAGCTCCGGACCATCGCGGATGTGATCACGTCATGAGCTGGCCCCCTGAGCGCGACATCCTGTCGCCCGTCACGCCCTCCGAGCACGAGGCCGTGAAGACCGCCCAGCGGGCGCTGGGCCTGGTCCAGACAGGCGAGCTTGACGAGCCCACCAGGGCTCACCTGAGGGGCTTGCAGCGCCTCTTCAAGCGGGACGCCACGGGCGTCCTGGATCGGGACACAGCGGCGCTCCTGGAGCGCCTGCGGCACATCTATCCGGAGGACTGATGACCAAGAAGCAGATCGAAGATCTGGCGGAGCGCGCCGGCTGGACGCTGGCGCAGGCGGCCGTCGCCTTCGGCATCACCGAGGCCGCAGGCCTGAAGACCTGGTGGGCTCTGCCCCTGGCGACCGCGCTCAGCGCGGCCAAGACCTACGTCCAGCGCAAGCTGGAGGTGAAGGCGGCAAAGTGATGAGTTCTGACCAGCGCTTCGCGATCCTCCTGGTCGTCCTCGGCGCCGCCCTGGGCGGCATCGGATGGCTGGTCAAGTCCCTGCTGGGCGTGACCGCCCAGTGGGTGCGCACGGGCGCGAAGCTCGAAGAGCTGAGTGCGGACATCCGCGACCTGGTCAGCGCCAAGGAGCGCGACCACGGTCGCATCGAGACGCGGATAGACCGGATCGAAGGGCGCGTAGAGCGCCACGAGGTCTGGCACACGGACCATTAGGTCCGGAAACGAAGAAAGGCCCCCGCCCGAAGGCGGGGGCTTCTTCATGTGGTGCGCCCCTCCGGCGTCGGAGCGGATCACGAGGCGGGAGGGGCGTGCTTGGGGGGATTAGATGTCAGGATCGAGAGTGTCTGCGGCCCAGTTCCAGGCCAGATGCGCGTCCACGTCATCCATCTCGTCCGGCTCCACGAGCCGGAGGTGGCCCGCTGCTTCCCGCTGTACTTCTGTGCGGTAGGCGTCCGCCACCGCCATGGCGTCCTTCTCGTCCATCGTGGTGCGAAGAAGACTGATCAGCTCTTCCCTCGCACTCATCACGCCTCTTCGATGATCGGCACCATGCCGGGGATACGCCGCATGTCGGCGGCGAACTTCTCGGCTTCCGCCTCGGTCTTGAACTTGTGGGCCTCGGACAGCATGCCGAGGCAGAAGACCTTGACTTGGTACATCACGCCTCCGGTAGTTCTTCGACGTCGAACGACTCCCAGCCGACAGGCTGGGCCTTCACGGCCGCCTCTGCGGCGGCGACATCGAGCAGGGGCTCGAACTCCTCCTTGGCCGCCGAGAGGGCGGCGCCCGGCTGCCTGTAGGGCAGTCCCTGGGCGTTCTCCAGCTCCAGCACGCGCTGGAGCTTGGCCCGGACTGCGTCCGGCTTGTCGCTCGGCTGGATGATGACGACGGTCTGCGAGACCCCGTCATCGAACTCGAACCGGGCCGGGTTACGCCCGGTCAACTTCAGTGCCATCGGCGCTGTTCTCCTTGTCGGGGTCGATCAGGTCGGCAGCCTCGGCCGCCGTGCGAACAAACTCGTAGTCATCGGTACACGGCGTGTTGGGCAGTTCCCTGCGGATCCTCTCCGCCGCTTCGCGGAGGACTTCCGCCTCGAAGGCGTGGTCCACGGGACACGGGGTCTTGTCGCAGTCACACAACTCGGACTCACACGCGGTCTCTCCGCATGTGCATCGCGCATTCATGCGCCCTCCATCGGTCTGGCCTGCGTGAGCGCCAGTACGGCGCTCGCATGCGTGATGATCAGTGCGCCCTCATGGGCGCGGATCGTGGCGTCGCCCGGGAGGGCGATCTCGTACTGCGTGCCGTCCTGGAGTTCGTACGCGACTGCGTACGGAGGCCGGCGGGGAGGCAGGGCCTCCGGGCGGGGCATCATGGCGATGCCCTTGAGCTGGGCATCAAAGGCGCAGCCTTTGTCCGGGGGGCAGAGCCCCGCTTCCAGCGGGCATCCGCCCGGATACTTGCACTCCGGAGCCTCCGGCTCGGGATGCTCCGGGCAGTAGTGCCCCTCGGTGCGCGACTGCGTCGCCTTGCAGGTGGCGCATCGGCGCCACACAAGGTGGCCGCCGTGGTATTCGGCGTCCCACTCTCCCCAGTCGTGCTCGTGGGCCTCCGGCTCGGTCGCCTCCATCTCCTGGCGGAGATGGGTCAGCTCGTCCATGGCCGCCTCTTGGGCGGCAGTGGGAGCCTCCGGCTCCGCCGGGACGAAGTCGTGGCGCCAAGAGCGCTCTTCGTCGCCGGAGCAGGCGACACATTGAGCCCCAGGGGGCTCCAGGTGCCTGCGGCGAGGATGGCCGCAGCGGCACGGTTCATCCAGCGATGAGCTTGCGGAGCCCTTCGGCTCCGGACTCTCTGTAGACGTCATTGCAATCCATCCCTTTGGGCATCCTGATCGGGATGGCCCGTACGTCGTTGATCAGCTTCTTATTGAGACCCTTGCCGGCGTCGTCCGGATCTCCGAGGACCAGGGCACGGCTGAAGTCGTCCAGGCATCGGCCCATGTGCTTCTTGAAGTTCGTCGCGCCAGGCACCGCGACAGCGGGGATGCCTGATATCGAGAGCGTGATGGCGTCGATCTCGCCTTCGCAGACGCAGATCACGTCGCCGGGCTTGCTGAGGTCCATGACGTTGTAGAGGTTCGTCTCGAACCCCTCAAGGCCCAGGTACTTGCGACAGCCTTCGTCCTTGCAGCTGTGCTGCCGTAGGCAGCGGAAGCGGAAGTTCACCACCCCGCCAGGGGTGATGTAGGGCAGGGCCAGGCGGCCCTGGTAGCCCTCATGGCCCTGGATGGGCGTCCTAACGACGCCCAGGCGGAACATATTTGCTACGGGTTCGCTGAACCCCCGGCTCTTCAGGTAGGTCTGGCCTGCGGTATCGACCGCCAGATCGGCCTGGTACTGCGATGCCGCTTGCGCGAGCAAGCGCCTCTGCTCTGGCGACGGCAGTCGCACGATCACATCCCTCCATGGCGCGGATGAGATCCACGGCCGTGCCTCGTACTTGACAGGAGAAGCAGAAGAGCAGGCCCTTCTCCAGATTGATCGACATGGAGGGCCTGCGTTCGCCATGCGCAGGACACAGGACCTGCTGTTCGCCCCAACGGGAGCTGCCTCGCAGCTCGACGCCGTAGTGCTCTAGGGCTGCCTCTAGCAGCCCAGGCTGCGGAGCAGCGCCACGGCGACCTGGAGATCTGCCCGAATCCATGGCGTCATCCCCTCGAAGAACATCTCGCCCTCGAACTGGGCGGTAGGGAAGAATGCGTCCCACTCGGCCACGCCCC